AATGCAAAATCTAAAACTTCAATATCAGCCCCATACTCTCTTAAAAAGGAAGCTATCTTGTGAGGACCGTGTGATCTAGCAATACCAGATTTACTCTCTCTGTCTTTTTGTAATTCTGCTGTGTGTACTAAGTTATTATAGCGGTCGTAGACCACCTCATCTGCTGTAAAGTTTTGTATACCACCTATTATTATTCCGTGTACACCATCAAGATAAGTCAGATTGTCCAAGTTTCGTCTTTATAATATTAATCACTAACTTGGTATATTTAGGGTTGGTGGAAAAGCGTGTTAAATGCATAGATAGTTCTTCGGCAGATATATTAGGATTGTTTGCCCTCGCTGCTCTAAGTTCTTCATATGCCCAGACTTCATTTATAATACGGACATAATCTCTTACACTAGCACATTTACTAGAATAAACTTTTACGCCCCAACCAGTCCAGGTCTTTTTTGTTTCAGGTAACATCCATTTATCTGACTTATCAAAAGTTCTTATACCGAATAAATTATTTGCCTCATCTGCAAATCTAGACTTGCCCCAACCAGATTCTAGTATTGCCTGTGCAACAATCATCTCTTTGGGTAATTGATAATCTTCAGATACAGATTCATAAATATAGTCTATACAACTGTTCAATGACATAACAAATTCTTTATTTGATCCAGAAGTTATATCTGGTTCTTCCTCTAGAGCACCTCGTATATCATCTATGAAGTCTTGATCTACTTTAGGCACTTCTATATTCTCATTGCCACAATCTATTTTTGTACAGATAAATTCCTTTTCAGAATTTTTTAACTCATCTGTATCATTGTAGGACCATTCTAAAAAGAAAAATGTAATAAATGTTATAATAACAGCAATTACAGCACTAGATATATTTTGTCTCATATTAACCTCCGAATGTTATTACTAGAGCAACAAAAACTAAAGCAATTAATAGACAAAACATATCCTCGCCCATTAAGTCTTTTTTACCCATAGGATCCTCTCCGTGCCTATTTAGTTTTCGTTTACTCATTCGTGTTCGCCACCTTTGCCTCTTGTATGAATGCCAGTAATCTTTCTAGTTTGTCTAAAATAAATTGCTGTAAGCACAGTCATAGTGATAAGGGCAGCGTGAGCAAAAGCAGATATGCCAAATGCATAGATGCTTTCTACGATATAAATCCCAAAAACAGCAGACCACATCCATGCCAATACTTGCATAGACATAAACTTAACCTGAAAAGGTAAATTTTTCAAGGCATTCTTCTTAGGATTCATTATTAAATCGTATTCTTCTTTCATAGTATTCTCCTTAGTTCTCTTTTTGTTTTCCACGGTTTACATTCATACCAAGATTCGTTGGCCTCGTTTAAAGGTCCTTCATTCTCAACATCAACTTTCCGGGAAATTCTTATAATGCCTTTCATAAAAAGGCTTAAGGCAGCTTCATATTCTTTACAATCTTTATTATTGCCACCTATCTTTCTTCTAGGTGTTTTATATAAAGCTCTTCTATTATCTAATATATTGCGGATAAGTTTCCTCTCCGCTCTGTTCAGTTTATCCATAATATAATTATGCGACTCGACTTAATTCGAGTCCCATTTTTTCAAACTTGTTTCTCCATCTGTAAAACTTTTTATTGTGGTTGCCTGTATCTCCCTGAATCGTGTGTTGATAGTGGTGTACCATTTCGTGGCCTAGAACATTTATAAAATGTTTCATATTTTGAAATGTAGGGGAAATAGATATCTCAGTAAAATCAGGATCTTTGGTATCATAACAATATTCGCCAAGAGCACCTCTTAGTTGTCTTACTCTAATTTTAGGCATTTCTAATTTGCCATTGAATATAGCAAAGTTCAATATATTAAACATCATAACAGCATTCTTCTTAGTTGGTTTATAAGGTTTCTTATAATCAACCCCTTTCAAGACTGTTGCCAGTTTCTTATATCTTGCCATCTGTACCCACCTTTCTATGATTCTCTTAATATATTTATTATATCACAGAAAGATTGGCACATCAAGCATTATTCCTTGTTGAAAAACTGCGAAATTTATACTGGATAAGACGGTTGTTTCTGCATAAAATCATCGTCCCAATGGAATGCGTCTTTTATTAGATTGGCAGTCAATCCTTTATAAACTTTATTCAGTTTCTTAGATACAACATTTATTAAAAACTCAGCCTCTTCAGCACATAAACTTTCTAATAATTGTATGAACATTGTTTCTCTTTTATTTTGAGTGATAGTTGTATCACCACCATCAATAAATCTAAACAGAGTTCTTGCTTCTTGTAAAAGAATAGTATGTTCTGTGCCAATTGGTGCGTCATTTGGTGTGTAAGGTATTGGTCCACCCTCAAGTGGTAATGACCATTTGATCTTTGGATCAAAAGCACCTTTTAATATTTGTCTTAAAGCCTGACTATCATTTTCTCTTAATACTCTAAGTTTCTTTGATTTGTCTTTGGCATTGTTTACCTTTAAGCATATTTCGCTCATTAAGGTAACTGCACCTGTGTCAGTCTCAAGTTTCTTTGCCATTAATTTTTTAGTAGTTTCGTTAGGTAATCGGTTGACACCTAGTATGTCGTCTGTTCTTTGCATATTTATTCTCCTTAACAGATTAATCTTTGATTAAGTTTTAAGTTATCAATAGTATTATTTATAAGAATTATTCCGTATCTGGAATAAATTCTATATCAATTTCCTCTTCTTTATTTAGAATTGGTCTATAATTTAATTCAGTAACCTTCTCGCCATTTGGCAATACCTTTACTGTAGCTATTTTTGCAATAATCTCTTGCATAGGGTGTTTTAAATCGTGTTCTCTATATAATGTAGATTTAATTACCTCTATTAAAATTGCTAAGTCAGCAATAAATTCTGTTTTCTGCATATCACTAATTGACTCTTGTAATACGGTAAGAATATCTATTGCTAAACTTTCTGATAATTGGTCAGCGACTCTCTTATCATTCATTAATTTAACCTTACTTATTTCTTCTTCACTAAGTTTAGGTCTTTTATTAATATTTTTTAAATATTGTGTTTTAGGAAACTGTATTACTTTACCCATTATTATCTTCTTTTCTTTTCTAGTTCTTTTCTTATCCAAGCTTTTGCTTGCCAAGTTGATGGACTTCTTCTCATCAATCTTCTAACCTCTTTAAATACAGCCGTATTAGTTTCATTGTCATTATCTCTATTATTATCCACTACAACAAAATTACCCATACCGAATAGTCTTTGAAACTTACCTATATTTGCCTGAACACCTTTCCAGTTTTTTATAACAACTGGTTCTGCTACTTTTCTTGCTCTCTTTTCATTTCTTATAAGTGCAACATCTAAACTAGTATTAACAAATATCATAAAGTTATCGTAACCTACACGATACGAATGCCTAAAGTCATCTGCAAGTCTATCGTAATCTCTTCCTGTACCATCTACAACTATACCTAGTCTGTTTTGAATATGTAAATCCATTTGATTGCCTGTTTGTCTTTTTGCCCGACCTCTCATAGCGTCAAGAATACCACCTTCAATACTTCTTAAATCTAAACTTTGTCCTGCCTTCTTTAGTGAATTAGTTAGAAAGTTATCACTATTAACAACTTTCATACCTGTACCTGCAAATAATCTTCTTTGTACATAAGACTTACCTGAACCAGGCCCACCTGCAAGAAAGAAGGCCTTGAATATGTGAGGATCATAGACACCCTCGGTCAAGAATTTATTATAAGATAGCATATTGCTATTTATAACATTCTATAGCGAGGATATCATCTACTATGAACCCTATTTTTAAAAAGGTATGTATAGCATCATTTGTACTATTAGCCCTTATTGTTATAGGTTCAAAATGTTTGTCTGTTATAAACTTATACTTTTTTCTTCTATCTGTATTAAATGATATAGTAGGAAAGTTAGTCTCTTTGAATGGAAAAATCATACGAGTTCTCCCTTAAAGTTTATCTTGCCTTCGTTGACAAAATGTTCTTTAAGTTCATTGAAACCTCCGATAAGTTTATCATCAATCATTATTTGAGGAACAGTTCTAACAGGTTTACCTATCTGTTTATGAAATTCCTCAATGCCGATTTTTTCTACTTGTACTGTTTCATACTCCAAGCCAAGAGACTCTAACAGTTTCTTGGCTGCATTACAATACGAGCAGACAGGTTGAGTATAAACTTTGATAGTCATTAGTTTACCTCAACATTGGTCACTGGAGCAGCCATAACTTTTTCATATGCCTCTTCAGCCAACTCATCTACATTAGCATTCATTTCTATTTGCAAATTATGATCGTCTTGAATATAAGCAAATAGTTTGTTGTTATCATTATAACCCCATTTCAATCCTACATATACTCGATAGTTTTGATCTGCTGTTATAAAGATGTCTTTTGCAAATTCATCATACCCAACAACTGTGGTTGCTGATATGGTATTTACAATAGTTTCTTCAACTCTTGAAGCAACTTGTTTATTGCCTTCTTGTCCCAGTTCTGTTATAAACTGTTCTGATCTAGCATTTAACTCACCGTTGATCTGGTCGGCAAGGTCTGCTTTTGCAACCATTGTCGCCTTATTAATTGCCAACTGTAAGTCAGGACTAACTGAAGTACCAACACCGTATATAAACTGGTCGGCGTCTCTGTTAGTTATGAGACCTTTCTTCACTTC